CATTAACAAAGTCCAGAAACAAGCCTGGGTCATTATCAAATCGAGCACGGACAGGAGCCGGCATCTCAAGGAAGGAATCACCCAGGTCATCAATAAATTGTAAAGCCTGATGGTAATCATTAGGAATATCCGAATAATCGGCATATTCAGGAACGGCAACACCGAAAGGTAAGCGACCGGTAATACCGAATTGTTTAACGATAAAGTTAATATCGGAAGAATCACGGTCAGCTTGAACGGTCAAGGAAGGGTCTGCGCATTCGATAGCGCAATCTTTACCCCAACCCTTAGGTATCATATAGGGAGTAACAAAATTAGGAGCTTGTAGAGCGATTGTGTCAGTTTTAGACATGATTTTATCCTTAATGATTAAAAGAAATACCGGGAGAACGATTAGAATTAGAGCGACCAGTACGAGCACCAAAAAAACCACCAATAGCGGAACCAAGTCCGCCAGCAGCGGAACTTATCCATTTAGAACCAGTATCTACATAGGGTTTAGCAGCACCAAACTCAGAACGATGCATAGCAGCTTCACGCTCAGCACGTGGAATATCAAGATTTAATAACAGAGTTTCAACATACCGATGAGCAGTAGAATAATCAAGATTAGCAATCTCAGAAAGCATTTTAGGAATCTGACCCTCAAGAATTGAACGCTTTTGAGCCTGATTTAATTCAGTACGAGACATAACCTCGGCGACTTCCTGCTGAACTTTATTAATAGTAGCAGAAGAAAGAGAGCCATGTTGACGAGTAGCAAATTCAACGGCTTTATTAACTTCCATATGAGACTCATTTAAAGACATTTGGGAAGCATAAGTAGGAATCCGAGCCTGAATTTCAGAAGCCTGAGCAGATGATAATTTAGTATCAGCCAAAGTTTTGGCAATAGCAGCAGCAGCAATAGCAGAATCCATACCAGTACGAGCACCTTGTTGAGCAGATTGAGCCTTAGCAGTACTAGTAGGGAAAAAAGCATCAGGACTAGAGATATTACCGGAGGCACCAGATTGATTAAGACCAGCAAGCATAGGATTAAGACCAGCAGCAGTTAAATCCTTAACTTTATATTGCATAGCATTAGTAGCCAAATCCCATTGACGGTCAGCCTGTTGTTTTTGAAAACGGCGAGCTTTACGAGCAGCTTCCTTATCACCACCACCAAAAAGACTTCCAACAATAGAACCGATAAGACCACCGGCAGGACCAGCCGCAAAAGAACCGGCAGCACTCAAGAGAGATTGAGCAGAGAAACCACCGCCAGAGGACGTGGTTTCACCGGTCATATCACCACCAACAGATGACCAAGGGTCATAACCTGAAATATCAATAGCCATAATTAACCCCTAGAAATGGTCAATTAAACCAGGAACAGAATACATAGGCATAGGCCTAACAGTCCTGATTTTTTGAAAAACATCAAGTAAAAACTGCTGACCATTAGCAGCAGCACCCACAGCAACAATACGTTGCACAGGGGGAGTTTCCTGAATAAACGTAGAATTAAGGGTTGGCAACACAGAAAATTCTTGTGACAAGTGCCAAATATCCAAAGGCGTAGCATTAGTAGAATTGAACAAGCCAGTAATCATAGATGGGAAATAACGGTATTCAGCCCAACGTTCTTGATAACCGAAAACGGCATCATCAGTAGCAGGAACGGCTTGCATAAAGATTTCCTTATTAAGAACAGCCTGTTCGCCCAACATAGCGAACTCAGGCCAGTAGAAATCATAGCGAGTAGAACGCGACCACATCTTACGTAAACCTTGCTGATAAGTTAAATCAGCGCGAATAGATACCAGGCCGATAATATAACCATGCTCAACAGATGAATAAGAAAAATTGTGTCCTTTAGCCAGGACAGTACCCATAGCGCCAAGAGTACCAAGGGGAGTAAGAGTAGCTGAAGTAGCAGTAGAGGTTTGAGTTTGAGCAATCGGATTAATAGTAACTGGCGAAGAACCGCCACCCAAGTATTCAGGACGCTGCAAACGAGAATCAGGAGAACGAACACCAAAGTGAGATTGAATCAATTCAGTATAACGAGTACCACCGCGAGCATCACGCTCTAAAAGTTTCTGAATCTGGAAAGACTGACGTAATTGATTAACAGTTGCAGCAGTAGCTTGAGTTAAATCAGCGTAAATATCAGGAATCATGGATGCACCGCTAGCGGAAGCGCGCATGGAATAAGAAGCAGAAGTTGTAGAAAATGGATACACAACACCGGCTGCAGTAGTAGATGCATCTTTGAAAGTAGCACCAGCAACAGCGCCAGTAGTAGAAGGGGGAGCACCCAAGCCAGATATGGGAGCTCTAGTGCCTAACGGCAAAGTAACAGCAGCACCTTTTTGAGCAAAGGGTAAACAACCAGTAAAGTAATCCTTACGTTTACCACGGCGAAGGAGAACATAATCGGTGTAAACATCAGGACCATCGTCTTTATCAACAACAACAGAATTCTGTAAGTTTTCATCACGGAACCATTGGTTCCAAATAAGATTATAAGCCCTTAAAGGCAAAGCATTATGGGAATAAAAATTAACAGAACCAGGTACCTGACCAGCACAAGGCAGACCCATATAATCCTGGAGAGTTAAAGCCACATAACCACCAGCAGGACAAGATTGCTGAGGAATTATGTAAGAGATGGAATCGGCAGGATTATCCTGCTCACCCATCATTTTGACAAAATTAGTCCAAACTAAACGGTTAGGAACAAAAAAGAAGAAAGTATCCATATACAGATTGTCCATGATAGGAACAATAGGAGTAGCAAGTCGCCCAAACAACGTAGCAGAGTAATTAAAGGTATCACCAGGTAGCACCTCATCAACATAGAATGGATAGAGAAAACCAGCATCTAGCGTGGTTTTGTAAGTAGATTCACGCATAAACGCGGAACGTGGCACATCAAATTTAGGAATCATGGCCATGTTATGAGTAGAAACAGATTTATTGCGGTGCATATAAAGCCCTTTCGAAAAAAGACCCGCTTTCACGGGTCAGGGGGTAATCAAGGAACAAGTGCAAGAATTTCAACAACAATATCAGGTAATTCAGCAGTAACAACACCAGTGGAATCATCAAACTGGCAAATACGATACAAAGCAAAATCGGCAGGCCATTTAGCAAGCTGCGTCTCAGGATTAGCAACCTGATCAGCAATCGCTCTTTCAGCAGCACCAGGAGTAGGTGCAGGAAATAACGGAGAGAACACTAAAGATTTTTTGTCAAAAATAGAGTACAGAGTAACGTTCATATAAAACCCCTTTTAAAAGTAGATAATGCGGCTTTAGATACCGCTTCTTTTACAGCAAGACGAGAAGGTGTATTGTCTAAAACTAACTTCTCAGCAGCAAGCATACGCTTGTCTTTTATTAAAGACAATAAGACAGAATCCTTTTGTTCCAAAAGCTTGTCATAATAGCGGGGAACACGCACCGGGGAACCATCAACAATAACCCGGTCATGGGGAAATACATCGGAGTGGAACTTAGCAAACCACTCAGCACCAATGCCTGGCTTTAACGAACAACGATTAAACTCAGGACGTCGCTGGATAACTTCACCAGTTACAGTATCAACAGCAGAATAAGACCGAAGGTCAGGTCCATCCAACTTTTTCATAATATAGCGGGCAACATAGGCAGCAGCCTGAAAAGTTAAAGAACCTACAGAAGAATAGCCATAAGGCCATAAACGCTCAAGCTTAGCAGAGCGATAAAGAGGATGACCAGTAGGAGAGTTACGAAGGTACTCAAGGTCATTAAATTGGAAATTAAATAAACAGGCGTGGAAATGAGGCCGACCAAAATCAGACCCATACTCACCAGCCATATAGAAGCGAATACGCTGACCAGGATGCTCAGCACGTAAATACTTCATAAAACGCTGATATTCCGAATAATGCAACCCGCCATCAGAAGGGAGATGCTCATCATCATAAGTAAGCGTAATAAAACAGTTGTCATTATAGAGAGAAGCTTCATGCATACACCTCATAGCCCATTGTCTAGATTTCTCTAGACGGCAACCGTGGCATTTGCCACATGGTAATTGAATAGCCCAACGCCGAGCGTCAGACTTTAGGACAACAACGGAACGTTTCAACCCAGCAGCCGAATGTCCGTAAGAATAATCGGCTTTTAACGGGTGAAAACAAGGCACTACAAACGGAATCCGCCACGGGCTAGCCCTGGGCGAAGATTCACTGACTTAGTTCGTGCAGCACCACGAGAAAAACGCTTAGTAGATTTGCGCTTATTTACAGATTTGCGGTACATAATAAATTCCTTTCATAAAGAGAAACAAACAGTTAAGTTAAGAACTTAAAAAACAAGGTAACATAAATGTCACCTAGCACATTTACATCAAGTAGAGAATGTGCAAATCCGCTACGCGGGTTCAACCGATTTATCGCCTGCGGCTACTAAATCCGGTTTAGGTAAAACAATACCAAGAGAGATAGCTTCTTCATAATTATCAGAAGCATTAACAAAGTCCAGAAACAAGCCTGGGTCATTA